ATTAATAAAAAATCAATAATAAAATTTGATTTTGATTTATCAGATTATTACAACAAAGAAACAAGAATATTTGAATTTCCTAAAGGATATGTAGCATTTAGTTTAATGGGTGATGTTTTTAATACTTTCTTGTTTCCATTAGATTTAGTAGAGAAAGTAGGAGAATAGATATGATAAAAATAGAAGAAATATGTTTTATATTAAAAAATATATTCAAATGCGATAGTATTTCATATAAAAATTATGATTATGCAGACAAAACTGCGTTTGTGTTAAAAAAAGATGGTAAAAGTTATGCCGTATCAATAGAGTATGCAATGATACGAGAAATTCCTTTTAGAGATGTTGCGGGTTATATATCAAAAAGATACATAGATTTAATGCTATATGGAAAGGATAGGAGGAATAAATAAATGTGGAAATAATAGAAAAGGTAAAAGAAATATCTGAGCTAATGGGAGCGTGATACATGTGTATAGACTAAACTATGATAGGTCGTTGATAGAACTATTAAGCAGGGGGTTTAGGTTTACACAAAACGCAATAGAGTATGTAGAGGATAACGTAGTCTATTTAGAATTTGGTTTTAAGAATGATATACATAAATTTCGTTTGTTGAAGTCAAAAAGTGAAGATAAAGAATTTTTAAGAAAAAGAAAAGAAATAATAAAAAGATTAATAAAAGAGTGTATTATATTGCACGTACGTGATAGGTGGTGGCTTAAATGATAGAAGAGTTGAGTATAAAAGAATTAAAATATAAGATAAAAGAAATAGAAGACGAACTAGAAATGTATCTTACATTGAAAAAAATAGAATTCAATAAATCACAGCCAGGGGCTATGACATATAAGGACATAATTGTTCAAGGTGGACAACCTTTTGATAAATTTACACATTACCTAATCAAATCTGAACAATATGATGACAACATTATAGAATTAACACAAAAATTATTAGCATATCAAACTAGACTAGCAAAAAAGATTAAAAACATATGTAATGGAGATTCAAAAGCGTACATCACTTATTTAAGAGAAGAAGAACATATGAGCTGGAAACAAATTTGCAGACTAACACACTTTTCTGATAGACAAGCACGAAGAATTTATAGTGAAAAGTGAAGATGACCGGAAATGACCGATTTAAAGTGGTATAATGTGTATAATGAGTACGATTAGAAATGAATACTCATTTATTACATCAAAATCCCTAGTGGCTACAATTAGTAGCCTAGAGAGATATATTCTTTACCATTGTCCTTTGGAAAGCTCCGATGTATTTTTCTAGGGTGCTAATTAGCACTAAATCTATACTGAGCCGGAGGTAATTGCCCGACAAAAGTGTATAGTATCAGCTATGATGGATAGCGGTTTAACGTTCAGCCTTAAAAACGGAACTTCTATTATTCTTGGATGTGGTATGGCTAATATACTGAAAGAATAAAACCGAACAACGGGGAGAGTTGTAATTAGCAGTGTTACTTATTGGGATTAATTAACCAAAACAATAGGTAGCATAGAGTGAATATGAATAAATCGACTTTGTGAGTTTAAAAATGGTTTATAGTGCACTTGTATTTGCTCTATGGTATCTATTGTGGATACTAGATGTTCTAGTTTTATTGAAGACAACCTTAACTGGTTGTTTTTAATTCCGAAAAAAAACTAAATTGGAAAAATTCGGAATAGAAAGGTGGAAATGACTGATGGCAAAAGGTGTTAAGATAGACAATAAGAAAATTCAGCAAGTGATGGCAAGTTATGCACTTACTAATAGCTATAATGCAACATCTAAAGAATGCAATGTGTCGGATAAGACTGTAAAGAAAATTATTGAAGAACATTCCGAAGAATTCACGAAAGTATCCGAACGTAAAAAAATGCAGTTTGTAGAGTATGCAGATAAGCTAATAGATAAAGCTATGAAAAAACTAGATAAGGCATTAGATAGAAAAGATATTCCTATAAACAATTTAACTACTGCTATTGGTACATTGTATGACAAAAGAGCATTAGCAAAAGGCGAAAGCACTTCTAATAATTCCATTACAATTAACATGAGCGAAGAAATAAAGGAATTGAGCAAATGACTTTAAATATTGGCGAATTATATCCTAAACAAATATTATTCTGTAAAGCAACTAATAAGTATATTTGTTACGGCGGTGCTCGTGGTGGTGGAAAGAGTTATGTATCAAGAATAAAGATGGTGCTTTTAGCTTTATACTATTCAGGCATACAAATATTACTTTTAAGAAGAACATTGAAAGAATTAAGAGAAAACCATGTATTGCAGTTTCAGAAATTATTACGTGGCATAGCAACTTATAAAGATAGTACTAAAGAATTTATATTTCCAAATGGCTCTAGGATAGTATTAGGGTATTGTGATAACGAAAAAGATGTACTTCAATATCAAGGACAAGCATACGAAGTCATAGTTCTAGAAGAAGCAACAATGTTTACTGAATTTCAATTTCAGTCACTTACAGAAAGTAACCGTATGAGTGGAAATTTGAAAGTACCATTTATTCCAAGAATGTATTTCACATGCAATCCTGGTGGAGTTGGGCACGTTTGGGTTAAAAGATTATTTATAGATAAAGACTATAAAGAGTCAGAAACGCCTGAAGACTATTTATTTATTCCTGCTCAAGTATTTGAAAATAAGTATTTAATGGAAAATGACCCACAATACGTTAAAACACTTGAAAATTTACCGGAGGATAGAAAGCAAGCAATGCTTTATGGCAATTGGGATGTATTTGATGGGCAGTTCTTTAGAGAATTTAATAGAAATGTACATGTAGTTGAACCATTTACTATACCAGAAGAATGGAATAGATACATAGCAATAGACTATGGATTAGATATGTTTGCAGTGCTATTTATAGCTGTTGATACTAAAGGTAAAGCTTATGTTTACAATGAGATATATAAATCTAATTTAATTGTGAGTGAAGCTAGACAAGTATTAAAAAGCTATATGAGAGATAAGAAGTACAAAGATATATATGCACCACCTGATTTGTGGAACAGAAACAGAGATACTGGGAAGAGTACATTTGAACTATTTTATGATGGTGGTTTAATGTTTACTAAAGCAAGTAATGATAGAGTAGCAGGATGGTTAAATGTTAAAGAATGGTTAAAAGTTAAGAAAGTAAGAGATGAACAAACTGGAGAAATAAAAGAAGAAAGCGATTTAAAGATATTCAGCAATTGTACTAATCTTATTCGTTGTTTACCACAACTTCAGTATGATGACAAAAATCCTAATGATGTAGCAACAGAGCCACACGAAATAACCCATATAACAGATGCGTTAAGATATTTTTGTACTATGAGAATAACCAAAACAGTTGAAATAATAAATAGAGAAACTACATTTAACTTTGATATAGAAAAGCCAGATAATTATGATTATGGAGAGGAGATAGAAGTAATATGAAAAAGAAAATGTTACGTAAATTAAGAGAAATAAGTGAGGAAGTTTTAGGAAAAGACAAAACAGATGAAATTATAAAGAAAACTGTTGAGGAAGTCTTAAAAGAAACTAAGCCAAAGAAAAAGAAAGGAAAATAAAATAATATGGAACTATTGATTATGGGTGCTTTTATGATAGTGTCCTTTTATTTAGGGTTTATACTTGGATATAAAAAAATTAATAAAGAAAAAATAGAAATACCTACATTAAACCCAGTGAAAATTATCAGAGAAAGCAAAGAAAACAAAGAAGAAACAAAAAGGGCAAGAAAAGAACAAGAAATAATGGATATTAATCTTGCTAACATAGACGCTTACGATGGAACTAGTGTAGGACAAAAAGATTTTTAATAAGGAGGAAGAATGACACAAGAAGAAATTAAAACAACCGATATATGGGAATTGTATCAAAAAGGTCAAAATTTCATGTCAAAAATATACACAAATACTGATATGAACTTTCGTATGTACAATGGAGACCAGTGGGCTGGGTTAAAAATTAAGGGTGTAGAAAAAATACAACACAACTTTATTAAAAAGATAGTTAAACATAAAGTGGGTACTATTACTGCCAATTTGTTTGCAGTTAACTATAGTCCAGAAAACATTGAAACTAACGAGTTTATGGAAATCGCACAAAAAACTTGTGATTTGTTAAATAAAAAAGCAAGTAAGGTTTGGGATAAAGACTTCATGGATAAAAAAATAAAAAAAGTTTGCAGAAAATCAGCAATAAACGGGGAGTCAATAGTGTATGTTGATTATGATGAAAGTAACAATATTCCTATAAACGAAATCATAAGTAAAAATGATATTATTTTTGGCGACGAGAACGAGGAAGAAATTCAACTTCAACCCTGGATTATTATTAGGCAAAGAAAGACAATTTCAGAACTTCAAACATTGGCTAGAAGCTATGGAGTTAAAGAAGAAGATGTTCTTAATATTCGTGGAGATAGTGATTTAGGAAGTGCAAGTGGGGAAAGTGCTAAAAATGAAATAGAAGATAAATGTTGGTTGTTAACAAAATTATACAGAGAAAACGGTACGGTACATTTTAGCCAAGCAACTAAATATTGTGATTTAAAAAATGATATTGATACAGGATTAACACTTTATCAAGTAGCACATTATAACTGGGAAGATGTAGAAGGTAGCGCTAGAGGAATTGGAGAAGTTGAACAACTTATACCTAATCAACTTGAAACAAATAAAACAGCAATGAGAAGAGCTTTAACAATCAAAAATATAGCTTATCCACAAAAAGTTGTTAATATTGACTTAATTAATAATCCTGATGCTATAAATAGAGTTGGTTCAACAATTAAATTTAAAAATGTTGGAAATGTTAGAGCTAGTGATGTATTTATGAATGCATCAGCTGGAACTATTAGTCCAGATAGCGAAAAATTCCAAAATGAACTTATAAATTTATCAACAGAAATTAACAATGCTGGAGATGCTGTTACTGGAAACATTAACCCTGAAAGCGCGAGTGGTAGAGCAATTTTGGCCGTTCAAAACGCACAAAATCAACCATTAAATGATCAATTGATAGGGTTAAAGTCATTTATAGAAGATTTAGCACGTATTTGGTTTGAAATGTGGAGAGTTTATGCTAAAGATGGACTTTTAATAGAAGATGAACAAACAGATGATATAACAGGCCAGAAAACAACTAATCAGGTATTAGTGCCACAATATATTTTAGAAGCATTAAGAACAAGTGTTAAAGTTGACATAACGCCAAAAGGAGCATTTGATAAGTACGCACAAGAGTTATCACTAGAAAATATGTTTACAACTGGAAAAATAACATTTGAAGAATATGTAGAAGCACTAGATACGGATAGTGTTATGCCTAAACAAAAACTTGAAATAATCTTAAAGAAAAGAGCTGAAAAAGAAAAACAAATAAACGAATATGAACTTCAAGCTGCTCAACTTAAGAATCAAGCACAAAAAGAAATAAGTTATGCACAAGATATAGAAAATATATCAAATGCAGGTAATGAAATGATTAATCAAGCGACTGCAAGTATGTAGTTGCTTTTTTGATAGACCAAGCATTAATGTCTATAAACTTTATAGGTCATAGTGAAGCAAACACTTAAAAATAGGAGGAGATTATGAACGAAGAAATTCAAAATGTTACAGATGTAACTGATGTAACTGAAAATACTGAGGAACAAACAGGAGAAGAAATTGTTGATGGTGTAGAGTTAACTGACACCGCTGATGATACTACTGACGTAGATACTGAAGAAACAAAAGAAGAACAACCAAAAGGTAGATTTTATACCGACGAAGAAGTAAACAGTATTGTTGATAAAAGAGTAGCAAGAAAAATGCGAAAGTATGAAAAACAAATGGCTGAATACGAAGATACAGAAAATGTACTTAAAAGCGCATTAGAAGTTGATAATATTTCGGATGCTAATAAGAAGTTGCGAAGTTATTATCAAGAACAAGGTTATGAACTACCAGAAAAAAAGTCTAGTTATAGTGAGAGAGAATTAAACATTCTAGCAAAAGCTGAAGCAGATGAAATTATAGAAGAAGGTTATGATAGCATGTTAGAAGAAGCAAATAGGCTTGCAAAAATAGGCTATCAAAATCTAAATCAAAAAGAAAAGCTTATCTTTATGACTCTTGGAGATGAGTTAGATAAACAAAATGATACAAGAGAACTAAAAAAAATAGGTGTTAATGAAGAACTATTGAACGATTCAAAGTTTATAGAATTTAGAAGTATGTTTGACAAAAAAACACCTATAGAAAAAGTTTATGGTCTTTACAAAAACCAAGAACCTAAGCCAAAGGTTGAATTACCAGGAAGTATGAAAAACACTTCTGTTAAGGAAGAAAAAGAATATTTGACTCCAGAAGAAGTTGTAGCCCTTACACCTGAAGAATGGGAAAAGCCTGGTATGTGGGAAAAAGTAAGAAACTCCCAATTAAAATGGCCAAAAGAATAATTAAATAGAGGAGATGATATTAAATGAAAGATGCAATGCAAACAATATGGCATCAAGGGTATGAAAAAGCCCTTAAAACTATTACTTCATTAAGAAATCACTGTGATTTCAAATATGAAAAAGATACGCACAATGCGAGAAAGGTAATAATCTTAAATGCAGATAAACCATTAGTAAGAGACTATATTCCAGGAGTATCAATTAAAAGAGACCCTGCTAGTGTAACAAAACAGGAATTTGAAATGGACCAAATGAAGTATTTTAACATTGGCCTTGACCATGTATATAAAGCTCAAACAGTTGATGGAGCACTAGAATCTATTTGCCAAGAAGGTGCAGAAGCTTTAGTTGAAAAGGGAGATATGTATGTTGCTAAACTAGTTAACGATGGTGTTACTGCTGGTAAAGTAGAAGTAGTAGATGGTACATCAGCAACAAAATCAAATGCTATTGAAAAATTAGAGGAAGGATTAGTTAAACTTTATAAAAATAATGTTCCACAAAGTACTGAATTATATTCAGAAAACGACCCTACTTATTTTAGTAAAATAAGACAAAACTTAACTGAACTTTATACAAACAATGTTGAAATGGCTAAGAAAGGTATTATTGGTAAATATGGTAATGCTTTAATTACTATTGAAAATTTACTTCCAAAATTAGAGCCGACATATGCTGTTACAACTGATACTGATATTGTTGAAGGAAAGACTTATTATACAAGAAGTGGCGAAGCAAGTGCTTATGTTTATACAGAAGTTACTAGCCCAGTTAAATCTAGTTTGAGTTCATATTATGAAATCACTGGTTATGGAAAAGTTCTTAACTTCTTAAGAACTAAAAAAGCCGTTGCTTTCTGTGAACAAATTGAGAAAGTAGTTAACTATGAAGTTCAAGATGGTTTTGAAACTGCACAAAAAGGTTTATATGTATATGGTGGTTTACTAGTTAGACCTAAAGAAATTGTATGTATAAAAACAAGTCTTTAATTGAGAGAGAAATCTCTCTTTTTTCGTGTATCAAGAGACAAGAGTTAGTGCAAATCTGACTTACACGACCAAGAAAGGAAATATTTATGGAAAAGAAAGAAAAAGTAGAATATTACACATTAAGACCAAGTTTAAGACAGTTCTTTGGCAGAAAGGTAAATAAAACTTTAAAGTTTGATGAATATACAGAAGATAAAAAGATACATCAAACATTAAAAGATTTAATATTAACTACTGAAATAAAAGATACTAGAAAAATTGAAATGTTAGTTAATGGTAAAACAGAAACTTTAGAAAGTGAAGAAATAAGTGTTGTTAAACAAAAATTAGTAACTGGTGTTATATTAATTTGGGATGAAAAGCAAGGATATATTATACCAAGTTATCAAATGGCTACATTAGATGAAATAGAAAACGACTTAAAGGCTATGAAAGAAGCTTATAGGAGTGATGAAAATGACATTAAAGGAAATGAAAATAAAGACATTTAGTCTAATTGAAGAATATTATCCACAAGAAAAGAAATTTGCAGAAGATGAAGACGTCATAAATAAAATCAATGGTGTGATTAATCAAATACAACTTGATTTAATGAAATATAGAAAAATAAATGCAAGTTTAAGAGTAGAAATAAAAGAAAACGATGATAAAATTGTGGACTTAACTAAAATATTGACTAATTCTTATCAGATAAATTCTATTTGTTTTGACGAAGAAGTGTTGTATCAAATGCCGAATGATGACACACTAATACTACCTAAAGACTGGTATGGAATATTTACAATATATTATTATAAGTATCCTAGATTAGTTGAGACAGATTTATCAGAGGATAACTATACTAAACAAGATGAAGAATTTACATTTGATTTAGACCCAGTGCTGTTAGAAATAATGCCTTATGGTATTGCAGCAGATTTGCTAAAAATGGATATGATTAGTAATTATGGTAAATACTTTTATGAAAGATATTTAGAAATGAAAAATAATATAGACCCTAGAAAAACTTCAGGTCAAATAGTGATAGAAGGTGGTTACGATGTCTAGTATTACAGATTTAATTACAAGAAACTACACCAATTTTAGAGGTGTAGATTTTTCTTTTAATGATGTGATTTTATCAAGAAGCCCGGATGCTTTAAATATGTGGAAAAATTATAAAGAAGGTAATTTTATTCAAACAAGACCTGGGCTTAAAGAAATAGGAGATTTCGGTAATCAAATATATGGATTATTCTTTTATCAAGTAAATAATGTAGTTCAAGTATTAGTTCATAGTGGAACTAAAATGTATAAGTGGAATAACTATCCTAACAGTCCTGTTAATAAAACTGAATTATATACAGGATTAAATCCTAAAACGAGTAATTCTTTTGTATTTAATAATATATTTTTCTTTAAAGATGGTATAAATTATTTAGAGTATGATGGAGAAACAATGAAAGAAGTTGTTGGAACTGTTCCGGTAACGTCATATTGGAAGAACCCAGCAGGAGATACACCAATTGATAGTGATACAGATAGTGATTTAGTTTATCAACCTATAAATTGTCTTACTAGTTGGAGAAGAAACTATTTTATAGCAGATGGTAAAAGTAAAGAATACAAACTTGATACAATTGATTTAGACCCTCTATCAATGTCTAATTTAGTTACTGCTACTATTAATGGAAGTAGTAAGACTGAAAATATTGATTTTACTGTAGATAGAAAGAATGGTACTATAACTTTTAATGATATACCAGCTATAGATAGTGAAGTAATGATTACTTTTAGTAAAACTATTGCAAATCATAAAGATAGAATTAATAAATGTAACTTGCTTTGTGAGTTTGATAACAGAATATTTTTTAGTGGAAACGTAGATTATCCTAATTCAGTATTTCATTGTATGTTAAATGACCCTAGATATGTAAGCGATATGAGTTACTATGAATGTGGACTTGATTTAGCGTCTGTAAAGGCTTTAATACCTGGGAATGGAGTATTATGGGTAATTAAAGAAATTAATCAAAATTCAAGCAGTGTATATTATCTAACGCCGACTTTAGATAATACTTTAAGTAAGATTTATCCTAGTGTAAATGGTTCAATTGCACTTGGTTGTGTTTCAAAAGGCATAAACTTTAATGATGATGTTGTTTTCTTTTCTAAACAAGGTCTAGAGTCTGTATCTAGTAGTGCTCTATATTCAGAACAAGTATTAGAGCATCGTTCAAGTTTAGTTGATAGAAAAATGTTATCAGAAAATGATTATGATAAAGTAGAGTTAGCAGAATTTAATGGCTATTTGCTATGTTTAATGGGTTCTCATGTGTATTTAGCAAATAGTAATGAATTATATCAAGATAGTACAGGAACTAAGCAATATGAGTGGTATTATTGGGAATTAGCTAATAATATAAACTTCATTAAAGAATACAGACAAAAATTGTTCTTTGGAAATGCTGTTGGTAAGATATATCAGTTAGATGTTGAAGGAGAAGAAAGTGTAGAAAGTTACTGGACAACCCCAAAAGACGATTTTGGATACCCTGCATATACAAAAACCACTAATAAACGTGGTAATGTTGCTGATTTAAAAGTTATGAATAATGATAGCATAAAAGTTTCAACAATTGTGGATGGAGTATTAAAAGAAAAAACGACTTTAAGTGATGCAACAGGTCATATCACTTACAGAATAAAAGATAAAAAGTTTAAAGATATACAATTAAAATTTAGTTCAAATAAACCATTTGGACTTTTTTCATGTACTCTGCAAGGTTTTGTAGCGGGTTATTTGAAAAAGTAGAAAGGAGAGTTAAAAATGGATGATAGATTAACTTTGATAGAACGAGAAAAGCAAAAAGCATTACAAGATAGTAATAATTTGTATTCTAATTTGCAAGAACAAAATCAAAATTTATATAATCAGCAAAAAGAATATGCTAATGAGCAAGAAAGATTACAAAATGAAGCACTGGATAAACAATTAAGTTTTAGAGAAGGTCAAATAGAAAAGCAAAAAGAAACAGCTAGAGAAAACAAACATCAAGAAGGAATAAAAGCTAAGAATGATTATACTGGATATACAAATCAATATGGGCTTGAAGCAGAGAATTTAGCATCACGTGGACTACTTAACAGTGGCGTAAGCGAAACAATGAAATTAGGTGCTTATAATAGTTACCAAAACAGACTTGCTAATGCTAACAAAACTATGCAAGATGCAATAACTGAATATGATAATTCAATGAATGAAGCTAGAGTTAATTATGATACTAAAAAGGCAGAAAATGCATTCGAAAAGTTGAAATTAATGCTGAGTTATGCAAAAAGTTATTATGACACTAATGCAACATTAGGACAAAATCAATTACAAAATAATCAGAATTTAAACAGCGAATATAATAATCAATACAACACTATTAGAAATCAACTTCAAAACGAAAAAGAATTAGAAGAAAGAATTAGACAATACAACGAAGATATGGCTTATCAAAGAGAAAAAGATGCAAAAGATTTAGAATATCAAAGAGAAAGAGATAGAATAGCTGATGAACAGTGGCAGAAAGAATATAATTTAACTCGTTATAAAGCATATAACAACAGTTCTAATAATAGTTACGAACTAAGCAATAATGATAAAACTAATAATAGTAATTCTGAATTGACTGGGCAAACTACTGAAGAACCTGAGTATGTTTCTTCATCATTATGTCCTTATGGATTAACAAAAAACGGAATAAAATATTATACAAAAATAGACAATACAGCAAAAGATGGAAAAGTAGAACTATCTAAACTCGAAGAAATATTGCAAGAAGGATTAGATAAGAAAAAAATTACTGAAACAGATGTAAATAAAATATTAAAAAGTTTTGGTTTGTAGGAGGTGCTTTTAATGAGTACTATTAGAGAAAGATTGAATTTAAACAACGCAAGTACGATAAGAAGTAGATTAGGTATTCAAGACACTGATACAACATCTGTTTCCACTTACAAACGAAGATTTGACTATCAAAAAGAACAGTTAAACAATATACAAAAAGAACTAACTTTAGCTAAAAGAAACGTTGTAAATAAAAATCTTTTAAATCAAGGAATTGATACCTCAAAACTAGGATTTGGTGTATCTAGAAAAAATACTGATTTATTAAAAAATAACTATACAACAATGGAAGATACTAGTAAAAAGATAATGAATGAGTATCAAAACGCTGAAAAAAATTCTGAAATTAAAGAATTGAGACAAAAGCGAAAAGAACAAGAATCAAAAACTGGTTATGCAGAGTATGACTATAACAAAAAGAGAGTAGCTGAAGATGAAGTTACATTGTTTGACAAAACACTTGGTAGAGGAATAAATGCAATATATGACTTAGTGGACACAGTAAATGACCCATATGTTACTTATGATGAAAATGGAAATAGAACATATTTAGATACATACTCTCAAATGAAAGAACAAAAAGTGTCTGAAAATTATGACTCTAAAATTGGAAAGTTTCTAGGAGATGCTTTCTATCAAGTATCTAAAATAGGTGCTTCTACAGCTGGAAACTTAGTTGCACCAGGTGCGGGTACTGCGCTTTATTGGGGTAATATGTATAGAAACAATTTAGAGAGTGCAAAAAAAGAAGGTCATGGTACTGGCGAGTCAATGTTATATGCAACAGCTGGTACTTTGCTTGAATTTGCTACTGGTAAAGTATTAGGTAGTGCAACTAAAAGTTTAACGGGCGGAAAAACAAATGAATATAATAAAGCATTAAAAGGTGCAGTAAGCAAATTGATTAAAAATCAAACCATTCAAAACTTTTTAGCTAATGCCGGAAGTGAAGCAACCGAGGAATTTATTCAAGAATTTGCCGATAGATTTTTGAAAAACACAATACTTGGCGAAGATAACAAAGTATTAAGTGTTGATACATTGAAAGATGCCTTATATAGTGCGGGAATCGGTGCAGTAAGTGGTGGTATACTTGGTGGTAAAATAGAAACAGAAAATGTTTTAAACTCAGAAAATGATTTAAATAATAAATCAGGAGTGAAAAACAAGCCCAATGTAGACCAAATAGTTAAGCCTAGTACAAATACTAAATCTAATGAAAACATCGCTCATACTTCAAGCAATGTAGTTCAAAATTTAAATAAACAAGAAGAAAATGTAACTGAAAGATTAGAAAAAATAAAACAGTTACAAGAAGTAGCAAAACAGAATAAAAAATATGATAAAATAAATGAAGTTTTAGAAGAATATAGAAATATTCAAGAAAAACAAAATGAAACAATTAAAAACATAGAAAATAATCAAAATAATTTAATTGAACAAATAAATAGTGAAACACAACACCCAAAATATGACTTAACTATTGATGAACAAAACGAATTAAGAGCACTTAAAGAAACTGATTTAGCTATGGGATTAGATGAAAAAGAAAACACTAGATTAAATTATTTAGAGAAAAAACAAAATGGATTAATAAAATATCCAGATTTAATCGGCAAAAATTCATATGAAAACATTAAATCTAATTATTGGAATTATAAGAATAGTCTTGATAGTTATAATCCTGCGCTTTATAACAAAATCAAAGAAGTGACACCTAGTTATAGAAATACTGGAAGAATGACTAAAAATGAATGGTTAGGGCTTGCTAAAAACATAGGTAATAATTTCAAAGGTGACGCAAAAAGTTTAGAAAAATATGCAGTTCAAACTTGGTTCTATGCTTCTCCACAAAACAATTTAAATAGGCAAGGTAAGAAGTTTGTTAAATTTGATATAGAAGAGTGGCTTACAAGTTTCTATGAAGGTGCAGGAGTAGGTACAGAAATAAATATACCTACAAAGGCAAATACAAATGCTCAAGTAAATTATAGTATGTCTAACTTACCTATGTCTTCTTATAATTATGTAGAGAGTAATAACACTAAAATAAATGAATTAAGAAAATCAGCAAGTCAATATTTAAATAGTAGTGAAAAAACTATAAGAACTATTGATTTAATGGAAAAGATAATAGCTGATAAAGACTATAGAATAAGGTTTAATCCTAATATCACAAATGAAAGTGGAGTACCAGTAAATGGTTTGATAACAAAAGAAAATGGTCAAGTAACTATTGAATTAAATCCTAATGCAAATAATTATGTTGAATTCTTAATTGTACATGAAATAACTCATGATATTGCGACAAAGGAAATGAAAGAACTTATTCTTGATTATGCTAAACAAGATTCTAAATTTGAAAAATCATTAGAAACACTAAAAGAAAGATATAAAACTGATGATGTATCAGATGAAGTGGTAGCGGATGTTTGTGGAGAGTTATTTGGAAATAGAGAATTTATTCAGTCAGTTGTAGAAAAGAAACCTAACATATTTATGAAAATATTAAACAATATTAGAGAACTTGCTAAAAAGATAAAAGGGAGCAAAGCAGAAGGGTATGTAAGTTTTGTTGAAAAATTAAAGACTATGTGGGAAGATGCTTATTATAGTAATGAAAGTAAACTAAATGAGACTAAATATTCTACTATTGGACTTAAAGGTGCTAAAAATTTAAGTAAAAACAATAATACAAGAGAATATAAAAAACTATTTAATAGGCAAAAACAGGCAGAAGATATTCATAATAACAGCACTGACACATTAGATAATACCAACATAAAATCAAAAAGAGAAACTGGTTGGTATAAAACTAAATATGGAGACTGGGGTACATTAATAACAGATAAAGACGCAAAATTAATCAAAACATTAGAGCCAAATAAAACTTACAGGTTAGAAGAAATATTAAAACACGATTTATTATATCAAGCATATCCAGAATTGAAAAAAATAAAAGTTACTACCGAAAGTTTTAATAAGAATGCTTTAAAGGCTTATGGCTATTATAGTCCGTTTTTCTTGGATAAAGGGATATATTTAAATAATTACTGGATTAATAAGGGTGTAAATTATAAAGGAACACTATTGCACGAAATTAATCATTATATTGAGGGATATGAAAAATATAATAAAAAAAGCCGTGGAGCAAATTTAATTGAAAAAGATAGAAAAAATAATCTTGGCGAAATTATTTCGGATGAAGCAAAAATATATTCAGAATTTACACAAGAGGAATTAAATGATATAATTGATTTAGAGCAGATGAAAGAAAATCCAAATTATAAGAATTATTCACAAAGATTAATTCAAAGAAATAATTTAGATTTTAAAAAAATTAATGAGGATGTGATTTCTAAAGATGATAATAATTCATTGGTTCCAAAGAATAATACAGAAAATATTATTTATACGAAGAAAAAGAATGGAGAAGAAAGGCAAAATAATCGTTTAAAACTATATGATGAAGAACTAGATAATAGTTCTTTTTCTTTTGACAATAAAGGCAGAAAATTAACAAAAGCACAACAAGAGTATTTTAAAAATAGTGTCGTTAAAGATGAAAAAGGTAATTTGAAAGTTGTATATCATGGTACACCATTTGATTTTAATAAATTTAGTTATGACTTTGTTGGTGCTAATGGAACAGCTTTAGGCAAAGGCTTTTACTTAACAGATAGTTTAAGCATGGCAAAAGGATTTAGTAAAGAGGGAAAAGAACCTATGCAACTATATGTTAATATTACTAATCCAATGTCTTTAAATGAGAAAACTATTTCAAAACAGCAATTTAAAGAATACGTTAAAGCAGTTGCAAAAGCTGATGAATATTACTTATATGATTATATTGATGTAGACTTAGTCGGCTTTAGCAACGCAATAAATGCAGCAGTTGATGGGCAATATGAATACTCAGATAATGATGTCGATTTGATACATGGTGTATTGAATACAAGTACATTAAATTGGGAAGAAGGATTTAGAATATTAAACAAAGTATTAGGTTATGATGGAGTAATAAAACACTATGATAATGGTATAGATGCAGCCGAGGGTTCTAGTGATGTTTATGTTGCTTTATTCCCTGAACAAATAAAAAATGTTGATAATACTAGTCCAACTTCTAATGAAGATATAAGATATTCACAAAGCACTAAAGAGTGGGATGATTATCTAAAAGAAAATTTTCCATCATCGGGAACAAAAACTAAAATGTCTGATATTAAGTTACCAAAAAGAGAAAATATACAAAACAGTAGTAAAAAAAGTAAAATTCTTAACCCTAATGAAATCTCAAAATTAACTAAGGAAGATGCAAATACAACTCCTAATTTACCAAATTATAAAAAAAATAAATATAATGATGGTAATAGTAAATTTGCTAAAAATATTGAAGATAAAGTCAATATGTTAAATGAAGAACAAAAAAACAGTATTTTATCTGAAGATGATGTTAAATTTTATGATAAAGTAACTAATAAGGAAAGTTTGGAAAAAGCGTTTAAAAAACTCGAAAAAAATGGCGCTAGTGAAACTTTAGAATGGTTTAACAAAGACCCTAAAAATGCTAATTCTATTGATGTTGCAGAAGGTTGGATAATACTAAAGCAATATGCTGATAATAATGATGTTCTAGGCATGAAAAATGTTGCAAAAAAACTTCGTAATATTGGTACTATAGCAGGCCAAACAGTACAGGCGTTTAATATTATGGAAAGAATGACACCAGAAGGTATGGTAGCATATGCACAGAGTGAATTAGACGAAGCATATGACAAAATGGTAAAAAATAAGACGAGGGAATGGATTAATAAACATAGAAGTGAATTTGACTTAACTCCTGAAGAAACTCAAACAATTATGAATATAATGGATGAAGTCAAAAATATGGAGGATGGATACGAAAAAAGAGTAAAACTTGCAGAAATTCAAAAATTGATGACTGATAAGTTACCACCTGAAAGAGGAGCAGGTATTAAAGCTTGGATGAGAATATCAATGTTATTCAACCCAAAAACGCAAGTAAGAAATATTTTAGGTAATGCTGTAATAGCTCCTACAAATGCTTTTAGTGATTTATTCGCAAGTGGAGTAGATAAGATGATTTCTAAAAAAACTAATGTTAGAACTACAGGCGCACCTAATTTGAAAAGTTATGGAAAAGGTTTCAAAACAGGTCTTTATCAGAGCTATAATGATTTTAAGAAAGGAATTAATACAAGAAATATTGAAGGAAACAGATTTGAAATAACGCAAGGTAAATCATTTAATGATAAAAATGTAATTGGTAAAAATCTAAATAGAGTAGATAATTTATTATCGTTTATGTTAGATGCAGGAGACAGAGGCTTTTATGAAGCTTCTTTTACTAATTCAATAAATAATCAAATGATATTAAATAAAACAAATAAGATTACACAAGAAATGATAGATATTGCTACAAGTGAAGCATTATCAAGAACTTGGCAAGATAATAATAATTATACTAGATTTGTTTTACAAACTAGAAATGCTTTAAACAAAATAAATGTCAAAGGTTATGGATTGGGAGATATACTAATTCCATTTGCTAAAACTCCGGCAAACTTAACAAAGGCTATTGTTGATTATTCTCCCGTAGGATTAATTAATACTATTAATAGTGGTATAAATCTTAAAAAAAGTTTAGAAAATGGTCAATTTACTCCACAAATGCAACATGAGTTTGTACAAAGATTAGGTAAAGCAACTGCTGGAACTATGTTGTATCTAATTGGACTAGCACTTGCAAAAGCAGGAATAACTAGTGGCGAAAGTGATGATGATAAAGATACAAGAAACTTTATGAAAAATACTTTGGGAATAAACTCGTACTCTATAAAAATAGGTGGTAAAACATTTACTTATGACTGGGCTCAACCTATAGCGGCACCGCTTTCTATAACTGCTAATATAGAAAAAAATAGAAAAGAAAATGTTAGCACTTTAGAGAACATTTTTTCTTCATTAGACACTGCTGGAAACATATTACTTGAACAGTCATTTATGGATAGTATTAATACTGTTTTAAGTAATAACGATGGTATTGTAACTGGAATGCAAGAAGCAATATTAGAACTGCCTTCACGTGCTATACCAACTTTTAGTAAACAAATTGTAGATTTGACAGATATCACACAAAGACAGACATTTGAATATAATGCACCTCTAAAAACATCGGTAAATAAAATAAAATCAAAAATACCAGGATTAAGTAAGCAATTAGCACCTAGTGTTGATACTATGGGTAGAGATATTCAAAAGTATGGTGGTAAAAATAATGTGTTTAATGTTTTCTTAAATCCAGCGAACGTTAATAGTGAGAACTTAAGTGAAAGTGCAAGTGAAATATATAGACTTTACAAAGAAACAGGAGATACTACTTTAATGCCTAGAGTAAGTCCTTACTATATTAATAAAAATGGAGAAAAAACAATTTTAACTTCTGAACAAAGAGCAGACTATCAAAAAACTTCAGGCAAAATTATAGAAGATAATGTCAAAAAGCTCCTTAAGAATAGAACTTACAATTCATTATCTGACGAAGAAAAAGCAGATGTTATCAATAACATTGTGAATTATTCATATAATATTGCTCAAAAAGAAACACTTGATTTTGATATATCGAATGCTTACTATAAGGCTTATCAATATTCAAAACTTGGAAATGTTAGTGATTATTACATAATTAAATCACAGGAATTTACTTCTAGTAAGGATAAAAATGGAAAAACCATAAGCGGAAGTAAAAAAGCAAAAGTAATTAACTATATTAATTCTATGAACATTCCAGTATCTCAAAAAGCTATATTAATCAACTTAAATGGATACAAACTTACAAATTATAATTCTCAGGTAATTAATTATGTTAATTCTTCTAACAATACTACAGCAGATAAAAAAGAAATATTAAAGTCTTTAGGTTTTGAAGTTTATACAAAAGACGGGAAAACTTATGTAAAGTGAGGTGGTAAAGTTGATACCAAAAAGTAATGATGGAGTTAAGCCTGTAACAGCGGATGATGTTATAAGAAGACTTAACGACACCATAAATAAAAATAAAAAAGCGGTAGAGTTACTAGTTGATGAGCTCAATAAAACTAATACTAGTATAGAAAAATATGTTGAAGCTTTGACAAAAGACATTGGAAGTTTACAAGACCAAGTAGATGGGAATATCACTACTTGGTTTTATTCTGGTGTTCCAACGCTAGAAAACGAGCCAGCTATTGACTGGACTACCGATAATGAAAAGATAAAACATATAGGAGACTTGTATTACGACCAAGATACTGGATATGCTTATAGATTTAATTACGATAATTCTACAAACACATATACTTGGTTGAAAATAACTGATAGTGATGTAACAGAAGCTTTGGCACTTGCTAATTCTGCTCAAGATACAGCGGATAGAAAAAGACAAAACTTTGTTGTAACTCCTTATACACCATATGACGTAGGAGACTTTTGGATTAAAGACAATAAAGATTTATATAGGTGCCAAACTAAAAGAACAAGTGGAGACTTTAATTCTAGCGACTGGTGTAAGGCTACTGATTATTCAAATGATGATTACGCAAAACAAGTTGAAGCAGTTTTAAACGATTTTAAAACTACAGTGGAAACAGACTATGTCACTAATGTTAAATTTAATACAACAAAAGAAAGCATAGAAGCTTCAGTTGAGACAGTAACTACACAAATTACTAAAATAGAAAATGATGTATCTCAAAACAAGACTGAAACAGACAACAAAATATCAGACGTCAACAATAAATTAAACGATTATGCAACAGTTGAAAGTGTCAAGACAATTTCGAACCGTGTTGAAGAAAATATTACAGCAACAGAAAAGAATACTGAAATCATTACAAAAATAGAAGAAAATGGTGTCACTAAGCTTGATACTAAAACTGGATTTACTATGGATGCAGATGGTTTTCATGTTGATAAAAGTGGAGCACCAACATCATCAACCGTAGACGAAACTGGTATGGAAGTCGTAGATAAGACCACTAGCGAAACCATTCAATTTACTGGATATGTTGATGATGCAATGTCTAATAAGGTCTCAATGCTAAACGACTTTTTAAATCAGACAGTATCATATTCTAAAAGCTTGCTTTTTAGTCAATTTTTAAGAACTAATAACTTTAGAATTGAAGAAATAGAAGATGAGACACATGGCAAAGGACTTGGTATCTTTTATGTAGGAGGCGATTAATTATGGTAATGACTGCAATACACGCAAATAGTTCATACAAAAGCATTATTACATTGACTGAAGTTGATGTAAATGTATCCAACAACACAAGTAACTTATACTTCAAAATTCAATTGCAAAGCAGCAACAATTACAACTTTGCAAGCATAGGTTCTACTATTAAATTGAAAATAAATGGTACCGAAGTATATAGTAACTATGCCCAAAGAAGCATTGGTATAAATACAACCGTTACAATGGCAGAAGGTAAATTGAAAAATTCTGATGGCACTGATTACAAAATAAATCATAATTCCGATGGAAGTAAAAGTATTAATGTTGAATATACGTATTCACAAACATCAACATTGTCATACACACCAAAAAATGGTAGTGTAACAGGTACAATGACTTTGACTACAATTCCAAGAAAAACATGGCCAAATGTGTCTCCAGGCTACGTTGAAGGTAATGGAAGAGTATGGTTTGAACCTGCTAGCACTTCTTTTAAACATTCGATTAAACTCACTTGTGGCACAAATGTTAAATATGTAAATTCAAATGGAAGTTTACAAACAAGCGAAGTAAAGCTGACAGGAAAAGATTATTCTTTTCAAATTTCAAAGGATTATTATAATGAATTTACCGGAAAGAGTACTAGTGCAACAGCAGAGTTATATACTTATTCAAATGATATTTTAATTGGTTCGGTGTCTTCAAGTTTTATAATATATGCTTTAGAAGATAAGTGTTTACCTTATCTAACCGGTACGTTAAAAGATGTAAATTCAACAACAACTGCTTTAACTGGCGATGCTAATAAACTTGTAAAAGGTTATTCAACTGGTCGTGCAACTATAACTTCAATAAGGGCAAGTTCAGCAAATGATAGTAAAGCCACAATTTTGGAATTAAAAATAGGTGGAACTAGTGTTAGTACTTCAACTACCACAAAGGATTTTAGTAAGATTAGTAGTAAGACAGTAGATGTTTATGTTAAGAATTCAAGAGGTTATAGCAAGACATTTACTTTATCTGCAACAAGTTTAATTAATTATATACCATTAACAATAAATGCAGACTTTAAAAGGACAACGCAAACCGGTTCAGAAGTTAAGTTGACATATAAAGGTAATTACTTTAATCAATCGTTTGGAAGTGTATCCAACACTTTAACTTTAAGCTGGGCTTATAAAAAGAAAACTTCAAGTAGTTATACATCTGGTGGAACTTTGACACCAACAATTAATGGAAATGCATATTCAGGCAACATAAGTTGTGGTTCAAATTTTTTGTATACAGAAGCATATGACTTTATAATTTATTATGCAGATAAACTTGTTAACACAAATTATAAAGATGAAATTACAAAAGGTGTTCCACTTTTTGCAGTTTTTCAAGATGGATGCATTCTTGTAAACGGTATACCTATTGCATTTGAAGTTGTTTCAGAATGGTAGAAAGGAGAAGAAAAAATGAAACGAAAATTCGAAATGGGGGGGGGTTGTTATACAACAACTTCTTCAGAAGAAAGGAGGGCAAGACTTATTTAATTGCTCTCCTAACACTTCCGAAAGGAGGTGTATGTGTTTAGTTAGCACATCGTTGGGGGTGTGTGATGCCTAAATCAATTAAGTTTAAAAATGATTTATATTTAAATGGGACAATAATAGAAAGTGGCACAAATTCTAATGGTAGTTATTTTAAATATGATAATGGTTTATTATTTCAATATGGACAAATACCTAAAGAAAAGTTTTTAAACGGTACTACATATTCAAATGCAGTGCAAGGCATTACGTTGTATAGAAGTAATGATCCGGATATATTATTGCCAACGACATTTAAAGACACTAATTATACCGTTACTACTGGTTATCAGTGCATACCAGGAGATATAAGAGCATATTTTGTGAGACATATCATTATAAATGCTAGTATTATAAAATTACAACTTTCTGCTTTTGAAGATTTTACTTCAAGTGGTAATGCTTATAAAAAGCTCATTAGCGTTGCATGGCAAGCTGTTGGAAAATGGAAATGATTTAGACATAATACTAAACAATTAATTATGAAAGCAATTAAATTAAATAATGATATTTTAATTAGTCAAGAAGCTTTAGGCAAAGTTCTTTGGGAAGGCAATTTTAGAATTGGAGAAACTAAGACAATACCAAATTTATCAAAATATTCAATTATAGAGTTTTATTATTCTAGAGGACGTGATTACGGAGGAGCTTACGTTAAAGCAAATTATTATTCTGAACATACTTCTGCTACAATTATTTATACTGGCGGTTCGAGTGGTACTTATTGGAGTAAAAGAACTGCTAACATTTATTGGAGTGGGAATTATGTAGAGTTTAGAAATGTATTAGAAGAAAACGCAAGTGGTGGTAGTGTGAGTACTACAACAAACAATTATGACAATATATATAAAATAGTAGGTTACAATTAAAATATCATAAGTCTTAAAGAAATATGATAAACAAACACGTGGGGGGGGGTATATTACGTACTCTCTTTCAAAAGAACGAAAGGAGGATATGGCTTAAATATTCTTCTTTCAAAAATACTTCCGAAAGGGGGTATAAGTTAGGTGGTGGTTTAATTGTCTAAAACAATTAAATTATCTAATAATACATTTTGGGATAGTTTATCAATACTCGGTAGTGGAGATAAATCACTTTTTAAAATACAATTTAGAAGTATATTAGTTAGTGAAAGTGCAACCGCTGGTAACACTTTCAGAGGCACAATAAAAGATGAAGTGCCAACCGGATATAGTATATTAACCGTTATTCCTGATTATACATCAAATGCTGATAGAAATTTCCCACAAATCAATTATAATCATTATGGAAATGAAGTGAGATATACAATTACAGTAGATTATACACCGACTGAAAATAAACTTTATTTAGGATTGAGATATATTTATATTCATAATTCCATTTTGTATAAAATGAATTAAAACCTAACGAAACGAAATGAAAAGTATTAAATTAGCAAATGATACTTATTTAGATAGTTCAAGTATAGTAAAAGGACAAAAAAGTTTAGATGCTTGTTTATTCACAACGTGCCAAGAACACTGGATAGAAGCTACAGATGTGAATGATTTTTTGTCTAAGTTTCAAAAATTAGATGGATACAAAGTTCACATGGGCTGGGCAACCATTGTTAACGCATATGCATTCTTTGGCTTTTATCAAAGTTATAGTAAAGGGTATGGTAAAGTTCTCTTAATGAGCCCATTTAAAACTTACATCTGTACTTTAAATAACGGAACATGGACTACAAATGAAGTATCAGTTAATTAGCCATAATTTTTTATGGGAAAAGCAATTAGATTAAAGAATGACTTGTATTTGGACACGGCAGGAGGAATACACGAAGTTAAAAACCTGAAAGAATATTTAAATGCCCCCAAATATGTTACTATTTGGAGTGGAGACGTAACACCAACAGCTGTAAATGAAAATGTGAATATTGATATATCAGACGCAAATAACAGACCATATCATTTCAGTGTTTGTTATGCACGTGTCAAAATTGATAGTGAAAATATATTAATTCCGTTCACTGGACGGAATTATGCACAAAGTATTTGTTTCACTGCTTATTGGGGTATAGACAGCACAACAAATGCTTATCTTTGGCTATCTTATGGCGGATATGGCAGAATTTATTTTCAAGTGAAGAACATTTCGGGGAAAACCTTAGACAGAGTTCATTTAGTAGAAATATTTGGGATTAAATAGGAAGGAGCATAGAAATGGAGAGTTTGACTTTAGGAGAACTAGCAAAGGCCTTGACTTTTTTAGTGGGTTTGATAGGTTCTATTAAATACATAAAGAATGGCACTGTTAAAAGTGTGTCAAAAGTAATTGATAATAGACTAGAACCGATTAAAAAAGAAATTAAAGATTTGCGAGAAGAAACATCTAAGAATAACTTGTCAAGTATTAAAACAGACTTAATTAATCTTATGGAATTAGCTGATAAAAAAACTATTTCAACAGAGCAAAAAATAAGAGCGCACGAGCTTTATGATTATTATCGGCAACATGGTGGAAATAGTTATGTGCACGATAAATGGGAAAGATTAATTAAAGAAAATAAATTATAAATTATAAGGAGAGTGAATAAAAAATGAATTTTGAATTATTAAAACAGGTATTGTTAATTTCAATTGGTAGTAGTATTATTTCTACTACATTAATACAGAAAATAAAGGAAGGATACAAATTTAAGAATAGCAAAAATATAATAATGTCATCTTTTGGAGTGTCTATGGTTATAGGTACTCTTTTTAGTTTAACTTTCACAGATTTAAATTTTGTTAATTCATTATGGGTAGGATTAATAAGTTTCATTGGTGCAGACGCTGTGTACAAAACATTTGAAGACAAAATATTTAAATCGTTCCAAACGATTTCAGAAAAGGAGAGTGAGTAAGATGGAAGAAGTAAAAGAAATGGAAATTCAAACTACAGTTAATGAAGATGGTATGAAAGAATTATTGGAAGGAAGTGAGATTGAAAATGTTTACGAAGAGAACAAGTAAGCCAAGTACTGGTAATAAATCATATATCCGTAAAGTATCAGGTGGGTGGAATAGTTGTATTCCTGGTTACCCTACTGATAAAGACTGTGATGTTCTAGCAAACTGTGTAGGATATGCAAATGGTAGATTTAATGAAATTATAACTGTACTAACCGGTTATCAAGGAAACAAGTATAATACTTTGAATTGTAATGCAGAGAGTTTTATTGAAAAAGCTAAAAAGGCTGGTTTGGAAGTTGGACAAACTCCTAAACCTGGTGCAATCGCTGTATGGGCTAAAGGCATTGTTGGAAATGCTGACGATGGAGCAGGACACGTTGCAATAGTAGAAGAAGTGCTAGATGATAATACAATTTATACGAGTGAAAGCGCTTACGGAATTAGCGCTTTTTATAATGCAAAAAGAAGTAACTCAAACGGTAGATGGGGCATAGGAAGTAAATACACATTCAGAGGATTTATTTATAATCCAGCTGTTAAAGAAGAACCAACACCAAAACCTGAACCTAAACCAGAACCAACTCCAACACCTAGTGAAGAATTCAAATTAGGAGATAAGGTTTGTGTAAAAGGATATGCTACTGAAGCTTCTGATGGCACAGGAAAAAGAACTGCAAATTACGGTGGTAATCCTAAAGACCCTACAGACATCAGATATATTACTTTGATATGTGAAGGTGCTAAAAGACCTTATCATGTATCTGCAGGTAAAACTTTACACAATGGGGACAAAGGTTGGGTAACAAAAGAACAAATTATCAAAATAGATTAAAAAGAACGGCTAAGAGTGTAAAAACACTTACGGCCGTCTTT